TACTAGTAGTTCTACTGCCACTACGATAAGTGGAAGAAGTTATGATGGGTCATGGAATGAACCTTATTGGTTATATGTAAACCACAATGAGCCTAGTTATACAGGAGATTACTATATGGATGGGTATTGGGATGGATATGCTGTATGGATAAACTGGTCATGTGGTAACCCAGGAAGTCAGTTTGAGTATTGTTATATATTCAAATATAATCATACCTCTTGGGTCATACAACCATTAGAGCCTTCTAACGAATGGTTAGCAAATGCGTATAATGATAATGGAGCCTGGCCTTGGGAAGGAACCTGGGCTGGAGCTATTCAATCTGTTGAAGTGAAAGGACAATAATGCAAGAAATATACACAGAATTAGGGTATCCGACAGTAATAGCGTCAATACCAATATTTGTGAGGATACAGATTGAAAGTTTTATGGGCTGTCACATTAGTAATTGGCTTGGGTATTTTCCTGGTCGCAGGAATGGGGGCGAATAATATGGAATGTATTAACGAGGATACACCAGAACCAACACCGATAGTTATATCCGTAAAACAGATCTATCAAGAGTGGATACCAATGCCAGGAACATCTCCTGGCTCAGGAAATGGGTGGGTTAGAGCTAAGGAACTTAAGAATTTTGCTTATGAAAGAAGTCATAATGTATTAACAGATGCAGAATATGCTGTTATTGAGAAGGCGCATGGACTGCGAATGAGCATAGGAAGTAGATATGGAGAGACGCTATGGGGCTATGGCTTCCCCCCCAGAATAGATTTTAATACATTGTATGGAGGTGTGATACTCAAGAACGAGTGGTTACCTGAACGATTGCAACCATAATGTTTAAAGATAACGATACCTCTATGGGAGGATTTGTCTTAGAATGTTTTATTTGCGGCAGACTCCTAATCTTCCCAACCCATAAGGCAGAGTGTCTCAAGGATTGGCATAAACATGGTAGAGTTTGTTTAAAATGCTTATTAAGATGGAAGTTTTCTGATGCCCATTTGGAGGGATACATATTAGAAAGTGAAGTTATGGCCGAACACTATGGCATATTCTGATATTTTGGGGCATAATAAATAGGAGGTTTTATAATGGAACGAAAGTTGGAAACGTTATTTGATTTGGTAACGGGTACCCCGCCTAACGATAAAGATACTCCACATGTTGTAACTAATGATGCTGGGTTTGTGGTAGAACTAGCCCAAGCTCAATGTGTTTTAACGACAACACGAATAGCCCATTGGTTACGGGGAAACGCTAGACTATATGACTATGCATCGGAATCTCAATGGGCAAGAGAATTGCGCCAGTTGGCTGACGATTTAGATTATTTAGCCCAGGCTCATTATACCGTAAGTGACCAGTATTTATACTAGGAGAGTGACATGCCTATAACTAAACGAGACGGTAAATGGTATTGGGGAAGTAAAGGCCCGTATAAGTCCCGTAATAAAGCTGAGGAAGTACAACGTGCTGCCTATGCTTCTGGGTATGGGGTACAACAAAAGATAGAAAAGATTCAAATGGGGGGGCGAATGGATGGAATTCAACGTCAACGTACTGTAGCGGAAGTACAGGAAGATGAAAAAAAGATAAAGAAACATTATTTGTTGGATGAAGCTAAAGGAAGTACCCAAAGTCCTAGAGGAAAATCAAAACCCCCCGCTCCTCCTGAAGCCCATTCCCATTCTCATAGTCACCATTTACACAAAGAAGATGGTGGTAGTGATGGTGACGGCCTTAGTGGGACAGTTTTTACATCTACTAATGCCGGTATTTTTAACCCAACTTTTGGGGAGAAGAAGAAGAAGAAAAAGTCGGGTGTTGAAAGATTACACGATTTTGTAACGGATAGTTCTCCAATGAAATTAAATGTAGAAAAACAAGAATGGTCTAGTACTGGTGGTCAATTCGGGCATCATGGGCCAATTAGAATTGATTGGACTAAACGTAAACCAGATGAGGAGGATGTACAGAAAGTGACAGAACACAAAGGTGAACAAAATCAGGATACCGTAGCTAAAGATGCTAAAGATAAACAACGTTCTGTAGAACGTAATATAGAGGATATTCAAGACGATGAAAAAGAAAAAGATAAAATAGTGAGTAAAGCAGCATATGGTTTTGGGCCAATGGGAGGACAAGGTGATCCTCTTCATAGGGCTAATACTAAAGATATACTAAGTCGTAATCCTAGGGATGATGAGGGAGAAGAGGAGGAAGAACAAACTATTCCTGAAGAAGAAGAGTTGACACACCATTTGACTTATGGTAAGATGATGTTTAAATCGGCTGGATGGGATAAAATATTTAAGAGTTTAATAGATGAACTCTAATTTTTGCCCCAAGTGTACCGGGTTCATGACCTTAAATTTCGACAGTGATTTAGTTTGTCTAGTATGTGGAGTAGTTTTAGTGTTAAGGAGGAAAGCAAAAGATGATACCAGAAATAGCAAAGGACGGAATAGTAAAAAGAAAGTTAGCAGGAGAGACATGGACAGCGATAGCAAAGTGGGTAGAACAAGAATTTGGGGAAGCCGTGCATCGAACAACCGTTCAACGTTGGTACGACAAGGAGGTGTCTTTAGAAAACATCAATCCAGATGATATTGTACTAGATGCTATCGAAGATAGGATTAAGTTAGATAAAAAGTTAGCTACTTCTAAAGCCGAAGCCTCTTTTTATAAAAAGTTATACGATAAGAGTTTACGAGAATATGCTCAAACAGACCTCTTATCAGATATTATTCAAGGCTCTGTACCTGGATTTACTAAAGTTGAAGTCTATGCTAAGAAAACTAAAGTAGCTGGAGATACTCCACAGGCGGTAGTAGCCCCATTAACAGACACACACATTGGAGAATTTATAGATCTTGAACAGATGGTGGGTTTAAATTCATATAATTTTGATATTTTTAATAATAGATTATATGGATGGGCTACCCAACTTGTAACATTAGTTGAGCTTAGACGCAATGCAGTCCCTATTCCAGAGCTAGTTGTGCCTATGTTAGGGGATATGGTTAGTGGTGATATCCATGAAGAATTATCTAATACGAACTTAACTAATTGTATGATGCAAATGATTAGGGGAGCGAACTTAATTGCTCAAGCTTTGATGTTTATAGCACCCCACTTTGAGACTATTAGAGTTCCGTGTGTGGTTGGTAATCATGGTAGGATGACTAGGAAACCTCCCATGAAAGATAAGTATATGGATTGGGATTACCTAATGTATCAATGGATTGCAGCCCTTTGCAAGAACCAATCTAATATTGAATTTCATATACCCAGGAGTTTTCTGACAGTCTTCTCTGTGTGTAATAGAAATATCCTAGCAATGCACGGTGATGCAGTATCAGGAGCGGGTAGTTTAGCTTCCATAACAAAAGTGTTAACTAATCTAAGGTCAGTATTACATTTTAAGAAGGGACTAGAAAATGAATTGGGTGAGGTTCCAGATGACATTCCAGCCCACTTCGATTCTGTAATGATTGGTCATTTTCATAGAGTAGATGAATTAGATATTGGTACAGGTTCTGCCCATATTTGTGGCTGCATGAAAGGGGCAGACGAATTTGCCATGACTAGATTGCAAGCAGTTACGAAACCTCAACAGATAGTAACGTATTGGCACCCTAAGTATGGTTATATAGGAAAGGAAATCATTTATTTGAATAAATATGATAATACTAAATCGAAATTCAAGGATGAAATCCCCGAAATTTGGGTTAATAATGGGTATAATTAAAGAGTGTTACGTATAATAAGAATATATTTATTATACTAATAGAGTCTTTAGTATCATAAGGAGTTAGTACATGGCTGGAGTAACCTTAAAACAAGTAATAGAGCTGCTTTACAAGAGGCTTCCCCGTGATATTGGGAATGCTGCTCTAGAGAAGGCACGACAGACATGCCCTGTTCAGTCAGGAGACTTATATAGAAGTTTATATGTTGATATAAAGAGTGATGGTTTTGAATTGGGGGCAACTGTTCCGTATGCTTCAGATGTAGAAGAAGGGACTCAATCAGTTATGATTGCGGGGTCATACACAGGTAAATGGAAACGCCATAAAAGACGTACTAAGAACGGAACAACGACAGTTAGAGGACATACCAAGACTTTTGAAGGTAAAAAACCCGTATTAATAAATGGGGAGGTGGAACGGTCTGCCCAAGAATGGCGTACCCGTGGTGCTACTTCAGGTAGAGAAGGTACATTCTTTATGAAAAAAGCTGTAGAAAGCTCCGCAGTAGAAGTCATAAATAAATTTATGGCAAGTATAGGAGCTACCAAGTCAAGAAGATAGAGGAGGTCAACGATGGTAAATTTAAGTCAAGTTACCCCTGAACAAGAATTTATTATAGCCCGTCATTCTAGGATGGTGGGAAAAGTGTTAGATTTAATTGAAGCATCTATGCCTGAAGGAACTCAATGTGAGAAATTTAAGAAATTGGTTCAAGTTCCTATGTATGATTTTAGAAACGAAGTATTAAAATTAGTTTCCTTAGGCATAGAAAACGAGTAATTATATATAAACTACGGAAAACGTCCCATTTTTGTAGAAAACATAGTATAATAAACCGTGTAACTATATCATAGTTGTGCGGTTTTAGAAGGTCGGAGGTGGCTTAGACCAACCTTCTTAGGATATCATATATTATATATACTAGGAGGGTACTATGGCAGACGATGTTATCAATCGGATAGAGAAACACATGGAAGGGAATACATTGGCTTTGTCGGCTGTTGCTGAAGTCTTGCAGAAGATGGATGACCGCTTCATTCGTGATGAAGATGTGGCATTCGCCAAGCAGGAGCAGGAACAGGCTGTAGATGAACGGAGTGCTATGGTGAAAGCCATTGCTTCTGAAGTCTATGGTATGATAAAGGGTGATATGGGAATGGATGTAGATGGAACGAAGGTACGGTCTGGTACTAAGATGAAGGGTAGGGGGGAAGATTCTGAATCTCCTGTTAACCCTACTACTAAGATTGCAGACCAGCAAGCTACCATTCAAGCTCAAGACGAAGAAGAAGACGAAGAGGAAGTAAAGAAGGAAGGGGATGAGGAAGACGAAAACAGCGTCAGAAAGAAATTTAACTTCGACAAGGAACACGATGGTGCTGCGGAACATCCCAAGGATGAGGAAGAAGAGAAAGAAAAGATGTATAAAGGCGATGACGAAGATGAAGAAGATAAAGACCTAGAAGAGATGGCTAAGGAGCTTAATGCTTTGAAAAAGCAGATAGCGAATACTGAGTCTAATATGCAAAAGGCGGTGCAAGAAGAGTCGGAGCAGCGGCTTCGGAAGATGGGATTTAGAGAGGAATTGGGTCTACAAGCCCCCCAACAGATTAGCCCACTGGGAGTTGATGGTACTACGCCAATCGTAAAGGGTAATAATACTCTTGATACGGTTGACCAGTTAGCTGGTATGTCTTACAAAGAACTGCGTAACCTCCAAGCCAATATTGAAATGGGGAATACTGATGGGGTACCAAGGGAATTACTTAACTAAAAAGGAGTCACACTATGCCTAATCCAAGTCTATCAGAATATCTAGCACAGTCGCAGCGTGGTCTGTATCAGTCTGTATTCGGGCCTGAATACTTAATGAAACAGTCCTATTTCACTGTTGACAGTTCTACTGGTATTTTCAATACAACTTATGGACGCAAGGTGTGGCAAGCTTTGAACAACCAGACTCGCTTCTTCAATGCTATCCCAAGGGTAGTTTGGGGTAATACGGCTGGTTGGCGTGTTCGTTCAGACCGTGGTTCTGGACGCTCTCGCCCCGTTACTGAAACGGGCAGTCTCCCAACCGTGGATGTTTCCAATATTGAGACTATATCGAGCTTGCCTCGTATAGTTTCCACGACCTTCGGTGCTTCCGTGAAGTCCGTCTTCACGGCTCAGTTGGAAGGTGGTATTGGGGATGTTCTCGCAATGGAGAATGAGAACTCTCAGCTTGACCATATCAAAGAAATCAATGAGGAGTTGCTGGCTGGTGGTGCGTATCTCGTATCTGCTGGTTCAACGACTGCCTTCACCGTACCCGCTGCTATTGCCAAGCACTTTAAAGTTGGCGATGCAGTCGGCATGAACAATGTCGGTACTGGATTCGACAGGACTTCTGGTTCTGTTGTGTCTGCGGTCAACACCTCTACTGGTGTTGTGACTGTAGCCACGGGCACCGCTTTTGCCGATGGTGACCTAGCTTACATTTACACTCGTGCTGGGTTCACCTCTCTTGATGACGTTGTAGCAGAAGATGCTATGGTTGTCGGGGGCGGTTCTGGTGGAGCCAACGTTAGGGCTTACGACCTAACTCAGGCTGGTCGGACTGCCGGTGCTTGGAATGCTGCTGCCAGTGTTCAGTTGAACAGTGGTACTGGTCGGGCTTTGTCTCTAACTCACCTGGACACCGCTATCCAAAAGATACGGGAAAATGGTGGGGAGCCGAAGCTCATCCTCTTGGGCCACGATCAATACTTCAACCTAGAGCGTTTGTTGAATTCCAACCAGCGTTACATGGGTCAGGAAGAGTATCAGGTTGGTGTGGGTTCTGAGCGAACCTTCCCAGGTACTCGTACTGGTTTGGTCTTGGCTACTTATCAGGGCATCCCCATCCTACCGGATGCGGATGTGCCTAAGTCCGTTGCATCTAATGATGGAGTCTTGGGTTCCAACATCTACGTGTTGGATACTGACTACATAGAAATTGCAGTTGCTCAACCTACTCAGTATGTTGAGAACCGTGACTACTTCGCTGCCAATGCGTTGGTGGTGAGGGGCTTGCTCTATACAATGGGCGAGATGCGGTGCAAGAATATGTGGGTTCAGGCCAAGATCGGGGACTTGAACGCCTCCTAATTTTTCCTGGAGGTGGGAGCCTGATGGCTCCCACCTCCTTTTTGGAGTGTTTATGCGAATTAATAGACCTAAGCACCCTACGTTAATCCGTTATGATGATAATGATAAACCTTTAGATCATTATAAGAAATCGACTCTACCTAAATTTGGCACTAATAATCCTATTATTGTATTAAGGAAAGTGCAACATGACCCAGATGAACAACCGGAAGAAGTCGTTGAATGACGATGAGCTAGATGTCAAAGTTGCAGTCTATATGGAACGTCTGGATACTTATATACAGACTTCCACAGAATTAAATAGAACCTTAGTTGCTGGATTAGAACGAGTTAATGATGAATTGGATGAATTAAAACATTGGCGTACTAAATTTTATGGTGCCAAAACTTTAACCATGATGCTCTTTGCCATGTTTGCTCATGCAGGAGTAGTCCTAGCTGCGATAGTTGGTATCTTAACTTGGTATTCTAAATCCCCAAACTAACATTAGGAGTCTTGCATGGCTAATGAACGACACAATGATGCACGGGGCTGGGAAGTAGATTCATCTACTCGTCAATCTGTTCATCCTTATACAAAATATTCCCCCTTTAGAACGGCAACATCTACGACAGCAGCAAATCTATTAGCAATTGATAGGGGTGAGATTGCCGTTAACTGGGTTACGAACCCTAGAGTAGAGGCTGCTGATGTTACAATGTTTACGGCTACGGGGTCAGCTATAGCTAGAAGTACTGCCCAACAGTCTGTTGGTACAGCGTCCCTCCTCACCAATCCAGGGAATTCTGCTGGTGGTGAGGGTTTTTATTGGGTGTCTCCTAATATTGGTTTTACAGTAAATCCTCAACACATAACGGCTCAATGTGAAGTTCGGGGAGCTTCTGCGTCAGGAAGTGTTAAGATACAGATTACTGATGCTGCGGGAACTGAATTGGCTACCTCTGCCGATACTAACTTAACTACTAGCTTTGCACAGATTACCGCTTCGTATTCAATTGCAGGAAGTACTACAGGAGCAGCGTATAGAGTTTATGTTGTTAGTGCTGCTAACCATAACATTGACTGGTATACTGATAAGATTATGTTTGAAGTACGGGAAGATACTAATGCTGTGTCTACTTATGTTGATGGAGCGTCTGGTTTGAATTATGAATGGTCGGGAACTGCCAATGCTTCTACTTCTAGAAAGCGTCCCGCCATGTCTGTTATTAGGGGGATACAAATAAAGAATGAATCTGGAACATCAGCAGAAATTGTTTATGTGGCATTTGATGCAACTGCTTCAGCTACTACGGGAATACCTGTATTGGCGGGGGCAACATACGAATCTAATTTCCCCGTAGACTTTAGGGATAATGTCTCAATATTATCTGCCTCTGGAACTCCTACTGTTAGCGGGGTCATCTGGGGCGTACATAACTAATGACTACGGCAACAATTAAGACTGTAGTAGGCAATATTCCAAGTCCCTCTAACTGGGCTTCTAATAATGAGATGTATCAAACAGTTGGTATTGATGCTACCATACTTCCTATTGAAAAGCAAGACAATGGGAAAGTTACGTTAGAAGATATTTCTGGTGCGCTTGACGAATATAAACGTTTGTTTAAAGCGGGAATAGCATCTAAAGCAGAAACTGCTACTTTATCTAGAGCATATCCAGATGACCTGACATACTCCAAAGCCCTTTCTAAATTGAGTGAGGGCGATGCGATGGTATTAGGTGGCCCTGCATCTGTAGAATTAATTGATAGGGAAGGACATTTAATTACTACACAAGCCCTAGAAAAAGCTTTCACTAAGTATATGGATAATTTCCGTACCAGGAATACAATGGTACTCCATTCTGATGTTCAAGTTGGGTGGGCCTTACCCGCATATATCTCTAAAGGTGGTCAGATATTTAAGTCTGGTGTAGGCGAGAATGGTTTATTCTTTATTACGGAATTGCGGGATGACACCAAAATTGCCCAACGGGTTATGGATCAAGTTAATGAAGGTAAGCTAAAGAGTTATTCCATTGCGGGAAGTGCAACTAAAGTACAGAATATGCAGAAAGGTTTACAACCTTATATGCAAGTAGACGAAATGGAACTGGCAGAAGTTACAGTTTGTGAGAAGGGTGTAAATCAAAATGCTACTTTTGAAATACTTAAAGCTACTGGTGCTGTCTCTACTTGTATTGATGGTAGCTGTCTAGTACAAAAACAGGAATGTGATGGTAGTTGCTTTCTTCAAAAAGAAGAAGGTAAAATTACTCAGCCAGATTCGGGTTATCGAAATGCTACTGATGTTGAAATGAAAAATGGTATTATGTGTGGCACTTGTAAATTCTTTAATGAACAGGAACAAACCTGTGATATAGTTGAAGGAATAATTGAAGACCACATGTACTGTAAAGTATTTGCACCGCTAGATGAATCTCCAACTATTGATGAAGGAAGGGAGTTAACTATGTTAATGGAAAAAGCAGATGGCTCAATTAATTTTACGGGGTCTTTTTTGGAATGGATAGATAAACAAGTTAAACCTTCACCGCCAAAAGATATGGCTGCGACCTTTGCAACCCTATTGAATACTGGGGGAAGGCAAGCAGAACACCACCAATTACTACGGGAGTATGGCTTTCCTTCTGAACAACCCCAAGAAGCCATGCGGTATACCCCAGTGATAGAAACAGAAACAGATGACTTTGGCATTCCCGTTCATATGAAACCACCTTGGACTGTTAATGAAGCTGGGTCACATCTGGGAAAGAAATTAGATGCTGATGCTCCCAGTTACCCTACTTCGATAGCGGCTAAGGCCCATGCAGACCTTAAAACAAATATGCATCCTTGGTATTCTACGGAAATAAATGTAGCTTTTCCTATTAAGAAATCTTTTACCAAATGGTTTCGTGATAATGAATTCTATCTATAATTAGAATATGTAATATTCCACACCCATCAAGGTTGACTTTCTGATTTCTTGATGTATAATCAAATAAGCAGGACATCGGAAAGGGGGAATCAATGATAGTTATGTTTTTAATCTTAGGTGGGTGCGTAGGGGTACTTTATTTTGTGGGGAGCATTGTAAGAAGGAGTCCTGAAATGACTTGTGAAGAATGGAAGTACAAACAAAACAATAAATCTTCTACTCATGTTCGTCAATTATATGATAAAAGAGATGATTGGTATCGTTACCTCTAGGAGGGCATTATGTTCAGACCCCAAATTTTACTTGCTATTCTAATCCTTGGCCTCGTTTCTGTCTATTCATTACAGCTAGGTTCAATTGAAATTACGACAGGCTGCATTACTTTGTTAGGTGCATTAGGAATGAAAATCTTGGAGTCGGACAAGTGAAAAAAAGTTGGCTACGTTGTCCAGGCTGTAATCGAAAGCAACATGCTAAGACAACTAAATCTGGAACTATGTGTACCCCTTGTGCAAAACAAGGAAAAACTATGCGTCCAGGTAAATTCAGATAGATAGGGAGGAGTAAGATGGTTGAATGTTTCTGTGATATGAATGCCCATGCTCTAAAAGGTTCGTGTGAATGTGACGAAGATTGTCAGTGTGAATGTGACGTATGTGGTTGTGAGGATACAAATCTGTGGACGGTAGATTTAAAAGAAGGCTGTGCTTGTGGTGATGAACATTGTAGCTGTGGAGAAGCCCCTTATGAAACTAAATAGAAAACTACTTCTTAAAGGACTCTCCACAGGAATGGAACTTGCAAGTTTCTTTATGAAAAAAGATATGTCTAAGTATACTATTTCTATTACTGATGTAGTGGATGCAGGAAAAGATTCGGGAATGGTAATGCTATCAGTTATAGATGCTCTTAGAGATGGTAAGTTAAGTCCTGAAGAAACTTTAGAATTAGCTGAAGAATTAACTGATACTAAAAGAAGTTTAGATAAAGCTCTTACTACTCTCATTAAAGATTTGAAAGATTATGCAATTGAACAAACCCAGGAATGATTAATAATAACGAAGAAAAATATAAAGATTTATTAGAAGCTGTTAGACCATTTTTCCCTAATAATCCTGTACAAGCCTATACTGTAGTTACTGAAAAGATTGGCCCCATATTTAATCAGGTTTTACTACAGTTAGTATGGAAACAATTAGAATTGGAACACCGCCCCCAGTTGGTAGAGACTTTACCTTATGAAGTATTTGTGCAACGCTTTAATATGAATTAGGAACTCCCTTGTTAAGTCTGGGGAGTAAGGAGGTGATCCTGTTTCACCGAGGGGGCATCTGAAAATGGTGCCCCCAACTATTTGACAGGTTGCCAACGTTTGTGATAAAGTGATTTAACAAATTTTTGGAGGTGCGTATGCAGATAGAAGATGCTGGAAGTGCTTTAATGTTCTTTATTGGGTTTGGTTTGTTGGTTACCCTGTTAGGTGGATAAATAGTATGAATATGGATGACGATAATAGACCCGTACCTGAATGGGCTATGCTAGGGGCTGAATTATTAGAGGGGGCATTAAATGAGGACGCTTATATAGAAGCGTCCCGTTTATTAAAAGCCCCTGGAGTAGACCCAGCTTTGTATATGATCTTTTGTTCGTTACCCCAAGGGCAAATGTGTATTGAAAATCAAGACCCTAGAGGTACTTGGTCAGTCACCGAGGTTAGAAGTCTAATGCAATGTGCTTTTATGTTAGGTGCATACGTTAAAAACTCAATTGAGGAAGCGGAAAAGTTATGGTAATGTCTTATTTAATTACGTCTAACGCAGAATATCATGAGAGGATTAATCAGGTTGAGGAGAAGATTGATAAAATGTTGGACAAATTACAAATTTTGGAGTATAATATTAGTGTAATATCCACTGCTTTAAATAAAGAATTGGATAATATCTCAGATATAGTAAGGTCGTTAAAGTAGTTTTAGGAGGTAACTTGTATGGGAAGTTTAACTCAAGTAGAAATTCATGAAAAGATTTTATACCCTGTTACTAAAGTAATGGCGGGAAATGCTGGGGGAAGTGGAGTCTTAGTTTACAGTAAAGAAGACCCTGAGAAGCCTGGACAATATATTAACATTGCTCTTACTTGTCAGCATGTTATTGATGGGGCGATTAAAGTATCTGAACAATGGGATAACATTCTTAAGAAAGATGTAAAGACTGATGTACTGGAAGAAGTACGTATTGAAGTTTTTGACTACGATAGAAGTAAAGTAGTATCAGCTAATTCCACTACCGCACAAATTATTGCTTATGATAAGCATCATGATATAGCTGCGGTACAATTAAATAATACTAGACCTATGAGAAATGTAGCTAGTATTATACCTAGGGATGAAATAAAAGAACTACAAGTAGCTGACCCTATCTGGGTGAGCGGGTGTTCTCTATTACATGACCCTTTCCCTAGCCCAGGAAATTTAACATATCTACGGGAAATCATTGACCAGAAAGCATACCTGATGCAGAATGCTCCTAGCATATTCGGGAACTCTGGTGGTGGATTATTCCACGGTGAGACTGGACATTTGCTAGGACTTACGAGTAGAATTACCGCTACTCAATTAGGATTCGGGATTGACATTATGACCTGGATGGGGTTTAGTACCCACCCAGATAGACTATATGAATTCTTTGACCATCAAGAACTACAGTTCTTGTATGATTCTGAGAATCTATTGTTTGAATCTAAGGGAGAAAGTCCATGACCATAAATGACAATAGTTTGCAAGTGTACTTGGGAAGACTATTGAAAGTTGACGTTACTGCGGATAAATTGATACAATATAAATGTCCTAGGGGTCATGAATATGAATCTTCAGAACCTTTTATTCTGACTACGCCTGACTTAGCTTGTAATTCTGGCCCTCTATGTGTATACTGTTATGTTACATGGTTACAAGTAAACTTGGGTACAGAGGAACTTGTTGCCAGGGATTGACATGTTGGTGAAATTCGGGTATTGTTTGATTTGTGACAACGGGCCTGATAAAAAGAATCGCAGTTGGGTTGAGGATTTGATTCAAACAGGTACTACTATCACGCATAAAGTAACACATTGCAATAATTGTGGGGGAAGTCCCCCCAATAAAAATTTATTACGAATAGAGGTTAAGGTTACAGGATTATATTAATATGCATAAATGGGAGCAAAGAGACAACAAACGAGATAAAAAGAGGGTAAAATCCTTTCCCTATCTCAAAGAAAAAGCACAGAAAGATAAAGATAAACCGAACAAAAACGATATTAAACAAGCTAGGAGGGATAAAGAAGCTATTTGGGATTCCTTAGAAACAGAAGGTGATGATGAATGACAACCAATAATGATGATGAGACCTTTAATTGTGGGCATGAAGAATGTCAAGAAGAGGAACTGAAAGTTTTATGTCTTACCAGAGATGAGATATTGTTCATAGATGATAGATTAACTATGATGATTGAGAAAGATGGACGGGCAGAAAATTTCACAACTGTAGTTCCTATTCTAGCTACTGCTGGCTTACCCGCCCCAGTAGATTTGTTAGATAAAATAGGGATGGCTGTATTACAAGTTACTGATGAATATTATGAAAGTGATGCTGAAGAACCAATCCCAGTTACGCCTACAGATTTATATATGTTAAGGGAAGTTGCGAAGAGTCCCATTAAAATAAACGGTAAATTTTTGGGGCTGGCTCTAAAGAAGAAGATATATAAACTCTTATATGAAGAAGAATATAAGACAGAACGGACTTTTAAGAGGTTACTATTAGATGTTAATCTGGAAGGTGAAGCATCTAAATCAGATTGGACAAGTGGAGAGTCGGGGTAATCTAGCTTAATGTTAATCCCACCCCTTAATGTTAAGGTTGAACTAGGTTGCTCTGGCTCTTCCCAAATGGGTTCCCTTCAATAGGGAACCCATTCTATTTAGGAGGAGAGTATGTTAGAGATACTAGCTGTAGGTTTACTATTAATCATATCTATATTTTTAGCGTTTATAAATTGGCGTATCTATAAAGTAACATTAGAGATGTTAGACGTTACAATAGCTATATATTTAAGAACAATTAATTTATCTGACTACACGAAAAAAACATATGAAATATTGGGGGGTGAAGAAGGATTGACAAATCTTGAACAAGGGAGTAAACTGAGTCGAAAGAAGGAGGGTGAAGATGGTTTATAAGGTCATGTCCCAGTATGTTTGTGCAGGAGAACCTTACGATATTACAGCAACAGTATTAGCATACAACCAACTCTCAGCCCAGGCCCAATTAGATTGGCTGGTAGAGAATAAACATTGTATGTGTCAAGATTGTATTGCTGAATATGAAGTACGTTATCATACTCATATGACGCTGCCTAGCGGAATGCCCGTCTATAGTATGTGTGTTAAAAATTAAATGGTTGTTACTAAGAAGGAAATAATGTCAGTAGAAGATAAGAGAACGGAACTAAATAAGTTAAGAGCAGATATTCATAAGACTTTAGGGTGTACAGAAGAACATACATTTGAAGTTATTGATATCATGTTAGGTGATATTCAATTGTTTGACCAGAAGCAGAGAGATTATGGTAGGCTTAACATTGCTAAGTTTGGTCAGATAGGTGTTCTAGTTAGGGCCAGTGACAAAATTGAGAGGTTGACAAACCTCATTCAGTCTGATAAAGTTCCCCGCAACGAGTCTGTCGAGGATTCTTGGCAAGACTTATCTATATATGGAACTATCGCAAGAGTCGTTAACAAAGGCTCTTGGTAGTTACTCCGCAAAGCAAAGTTAAATTTAGGAGGAATCAAATGGTAGCTAAGGCGGTACGGAGCAAAAGCTCCAATAGTAATCAGGTGTACCTTGCAAAGGCAAGACAAGCAGCGCATAAGTTGGCCCAACAGAAAGGCTTCGTTACTTCTGATGATGTTGTTAATGTGGTCGGGATGCCCAATGCCCCGTCTGTAGTTGGCTCTATCTTCAAGGGGAATGGCTTTGTCAAAGTTGGTTATACGCCTTCTACTCGTACCTCTACTCACGGTAGGGAAATCGGGGTGTGGCGTTTGAAATCTAAGCTTCTTAGTTAAGCTTAGGTTACTTTAAACCATTCCCCAATTCTGCGGAGGTTGGGGAATGGTATATATTTTTAAGGGGAGAAGAGAATGTTTCAATCTTGGATGATGGTTACTAATATTTGTATCATGGCTGGTGTCTGGACAACTCTTGTATGTTTATTAACAGGAGTTATTTAAAGGATTATAATGCCTAGGAAGAAGAATATTAAATACAATACTACTCAGATGAACATCTGTACGTGTGGAGTAGAAGCACCAGGGAATACATTTACTTGGGCTGACCTAGGTGGACATATGGTATTACTATGTTGGGACTGTACAGATAAACTCCATAAGAAAACTCTAGCGGATGAGAAGAAAAATGACTAAGGTAGAAATGCTGGATACAATAGATAGTTTAATCTGTTGCCTTAGGGGGGCTGATAATGATATAGAAAACCTCATTGATAGTCAGCTAGAATGGAAGGATGTATCAGACTTAAAAGAATTCTACTACAATACAATGGAGAAGTTTTACCAAGACCATCCTCAGGACTTTAAGGACGATTACTATCGGGAATTTGTAGATGAGTAAGTATAGCAATAGAAAATACAAATGCAACGGAGATAGATTCGATACTCCATACCCAATAGTTTTCCTAATCGTTCTACCCTCTCTAGCGGTTGGAGTATTCTTGGGATATATGCTATGCTTAGGATTATCTCATGTGGGCTAAAGAAGAAATCAAAGGTAATGGCTAATGAAATATAACTTCACCATACAGGAACTAAATCCTTATGATGCTGTAGAGTTTATACAAGCTAGGCATTATTCTAAAGTGATGCCAAGGTTGACAAAGCATTACTTGGGGATTTATAATGAGGAAGATTTGGCTGGAGTCCTTACGTTAGGGTGGGGAACACAACCGTATAATACAATACATAAGTTGTTCCCTACCTTAGCGAGTAAGGATTATTATGAGATAGGTAAGATGTGTATGGATGAATCTTATCCTAGGAACTCAGAGACACAGATGCTTTCCCAAGTGTGCAAATGGATAAAGCATAACCTACCAGAGAAGCAGTTCTTATTTACATGGGCAGACGGAATCGTTGGGAAGGTAGGATATGTCTACCAAGCATTTAACTTCTTGTACGGAGGATACATCTGGACAGATATATACATAGGCCCAGATGGAGAGAAGATACACCCACGTTCAACTCGACAGCTTCTGAGGGAGAATGAGGAATGGGAAGGAATAGAGAAGTTGTTTTGGTTAACCCATTCCTTTACAGAACACAAAGGAATTGTACGGGTAAAGGGAAAACAATTTAGATATATAATGCCCCTTAATAAGAATGCAGGGAAGCTACTAAAGGAATCAACTGTTACATGGAATAGGGAATACCCCAAAGAAGATTGTTTAAAGTGGAAAGTACGTACAGGTTATAAGAAGTACGAGGAGCTACAGGGAATGCCATCCTTTGATTTAAGTATCGTGAATGTTAATACGAATAATGTGGAGGCTATGAGATGATGTGTCCAGTTATGTGGGTATGGAATAAACTCTTGTGTACAGTAGGTGACCATCCTTGCGCTATAGTTATACCTATAGAATATACCAGTTTCTTTTCCGGTGGTGTTCAGACGATTGACGTAGCCCACTGTTGCAGATGTAATAAAATGTTGGTGAAGATGTAGGTGGAGATATTCATTTGGTGGCCCTTTATACTCTGGAGTATGATTCTAACGACAGTCATTCTCGTAGTAGCGAAAAAGTGGGGGCGAAGGTGAAGTCTACATCAGGGAACGAAGTCTCATTCAGTCGGATTGGGATGACCCTACTGACTGGGTAAACGGAATGTCCTTAGCTTTAGCTTTTCAGTTGCGGGAACACTTACCAGATAATAATGCAGAAGCTAGGTTCCGCATACAAGTCGCTATGTTTTTAATCGAATTAATTGGGAGGATTGAATGGAATGAGAAGTGATGAAGGAATACAGTTACATCTATTTGAAATGGATCAATATGGGGATAATATAGATGGAGACCATATAATATTTGAACCTAAAACTAAAACCCATATAGAATTTACTTCCATACCCTTTCATGGGAATACCGATATTAAATATTGTATAACAGAAGTGGGGGGATATGGAGGAATGAAAAGTAGTAAATGGTTAGTGTTTAAGTTACAAGATAAGGCACCTTCAGAACCAGAAATCTTTGGTTCAATACCTGAAACTGTAGCTTATATCGAAACTCTTACAGGGAAAAGTGTAAAGTTTAGAGGAGGGGGTTGACAAGATTTTGCGACTGTGATAAGATGATGGAAGTCGAAACTGAAGGCGGTGCAGATATGTAGTGCCAACAGTGGTAGACTAAAAGGTGATGGACAAGATACAGTCGTGATGGCATCGGTTTACCGGACAGTCATCAATACGTTATGTGATAGAATTCTTGCCATGTAGCTAATATCTGAAAGCTATAAAAACCCTAGGGAGAGAGTGGGTAGGTGTCCACAATCAATTCAAACTTCCCTCCTGCTGTAGCCTGAAACCGCTTGCTGTACCAGCAACCGCTAGTGTGGGTCTCTAGAATTCTAGATACTAGAGAACACTTAGGTCGTGGTCTGATGTATCACAAGGTCGTGGTCTGTTGTATCACAGTGTACAAGTCCCTGTTTGAAGTAACGTACTACCCATTTCTCGTTTAAGATTTCTCTTGTTCTCTTGGTAAGGCTAGTGGCTTATAACCATTAGTTGGTACGGAAAGTAATGAATCGTAAGAGGCTGTGTACACACTAAGTCCCACTAACCGTAACTTTACCAGGAGAACAGGGGGAATCTTTTTTATTGTAAGGAGAATAGTAACGTTATGAAATATATGTGTTGGCGATGTAGGATGATTTCTAATGTTGTTAAAGGGTTTTCAATTAAGAACGCCTGTAATGATTGTAAGAACCATCCAGACAATAAAGGATAGGTAGAATGAGTTTTATAGTATTAGCACCAAAATGTGAGCGTCATTGGGAACGTGCTTTATATAATGTAATGGGACAAATAAAGAATAGACCTTCTTTCTCTCTGCCTTTGTATGGGACAAGAGAAGAGGCAGAAAAAGAATATGTAGGTGTTGATATTTTTGAACTACCATTAACGGATGAAAATGAAAAACGTATCTTGGAACTAATGGGGAAGTAGAGGAGAGTAAATAATGGGAGTACCGTATTCACATATCAATCCAGAAGAAGCCAAGGCCAATTCTTTAGAATATGTTAGGTTGAGATATAATCAACAGTGGGAAAGTAAAGCCGATATACCATATGCTGATTCTATATACAAGATGATTGATAATGTTATAGAACATCAGTTAGATAAGATGGCAGACATGGAGTTGGAAGATTTCTATAGACAACAGATGGCTAAACACTATGAGGATAAGCGTAATGCTGTAGAGTTTAATCATGCTTGGATGGATTATAAAGACTGTGAATGTACCAGTGGGGGGAATCATATTTAACGATAGGTTTAACGACATAGCAGATACGATTAAAGACTTAGGCAAATCGTGTGACCAACTAGGGATACAGTATCTTACTAAACTATCTACCTTAGAAGTAACAGTCTCTCAACAGGCTATACAAATAAAGAAACTCAAAGAAGAATTGGAAGAACATACCTTAACTGATGATTCATTAATACTCCAATACACAGGAGGAACAAAAACTCCTGAACCACATCCTTATACCCATCCAATAAGAGAAGTACCAGCATCGGGCAAGGTAAAGGTAAAGAATGGTTAAAGTTATTACAGTATTAGTGATTGGTATTTTGGGGGGAGTCTGTATTTGGTTAGGCATTAATTCATTAGGCAATACCGAAACCATTGAAAGACAATGTATAACACAACAAGTATATCTACTCCGTCCAGACGTTAGTATGATTATAGGAGAAGTGGTTATTTGTGGTAGGGATTGGGAGATTAGTAACGTGGTGGGGCCAGATGTAGAAACTTGGTATGGTAGAGTCCAGTTAAGAGAATGGAACCCGGAAGAATTTAAGGGAGATAACGATGATGATTGATAAAGATAAGTTCGTAGAACTCACGGAAGCAGCGAAAGAAATGGAAGAACTAGTAGAGTGGGAACTAAGTAGTATGGACTATCCAGCCCTAGAGGATTTCTTTATTGGGACTATGACTGATTTCTATGTAGCGAATCCTAAAGCCTTTAAGGATATGCAGGCGTATAGAAATGAGTATATAGAGACTGAAATAGTATTGGAGAAGGAATAGAAGATATGAATAAGCCTTGGAATATGGATAAAGTTCAAGAGGTACTAGACCAAGTAGAGGTAAACTGGGAAGCAGTTGCTACGGAATGGTGTAGTTGTGTAATGCGAAAAGATGGGTCATATGATTTCCATATAGCACCTAATGAAACTTGCCCAGTATGTAAAGCTAGTATTGATAATGACCATTACCATTGTGGAGTCTGTAGTAAAGTCACACAAGTAGGATAACGAGTGATAGTATTCCATTGTAAGGTAGTAGTTGCTGCGGAAATGCTAGAGATAATGAGTTTTAGTATGGGCTATATGGCTTGGTTAGTCTCTAGAGGATGGTTATCATTGGACACACTTTGTAGACCAGGAGCGTTGATATGAAAGCTGTACATGTGGAAGAGAGAGTTAGGTGTATTGGTTGCAATAAAGTATATTGTAAGTACTGTGAAGATAGATGTCCTTCATGTGATGGAATACATATATCTTCCGCTAGACCCTCGTTTAATTATGCAAGAGAAAATCCAGCAAAGGTGAAATAATGCACGACTATGAGAAGGGCCACAACTGTCCCAAGTGTGGGAAGAATAGCCGTTGTCTAATAGAGGACGGTTTCTGTGAGAACGATGGGGAATGTGACAACTGTATCAAGGAACGAGTCTACGATGATATGGATAGAGAATACTATGGAACGGAACCAGACTACGACTATGAATAAATCTAAATATAGTAAAGATGTAGAAGTAGTTAGTAGGAACCATTCATGGGAAGAAGGTAATGTAGACCCAGTTACTCTACCTAAAGAAACTTACGGGATATGTAAAAAACCTAGGTGTCATAATGAGGGGGAATTGGGGAATGGGATATGTCAAGAATGTTGGGATAAAGGGTCAGAAGGTCAGAGTAGGATACGTAAGAGGGTCGATAAGAAAGAGTTAGACGTACCTATAATTATTATAAAAGATACTAATATCATTATATCCTAGACTGAAAAGGGGGTTGACAAATTTCAAGCGAAGCCTCAAAATGAAGTCCTCAGCAAATTTTAGTTAGGAGGCATACCAATGCCAGCCAGTATATTCGGAGACAGGTTCTTAGGTAGAGAACCAGCATGGCACAGACTAGGAACGGTTATGGATACCACTACCCTTTCGGCTACAGAAGCTATGAAGATAGCAGATATAGCTTTCCCTATAATTAAAGTTCCTACCCTAGCAGAAATGCCTGACGGTACTTTGATTGAAACTAACCAGTGGGCTATAGTTAGGGAGCCAACCAGTGATGACCCTGAGCATAGGGTATTATCTACAGTGGGAAGTGAGTGGACAGCACTACAAACATGGGAACTTGCTCAGATGTTAGACCCCATTACTAAAGAGTATCCAGTGGAAACGGTAGGGGCGTTGGGGCATGGAGAAAAAGTATTCTTTACCTTAGATGCTGGTGAAGGAGTGATAGCAGGAGAAGAACATCACCTATACTATTTGGTAACTGACCATAGGGATGGGTTGGGAGCCTTGCAGATTGCCTTCACTCCTGTTAGGATAGTCTGTCAAAATACTTTAACTGTGGGTTTGAATACAGCTAAGGTACACGTTAGCCTACATCATAACAGAAGCATCAAGGCTGATACTCAGTGGTATATAAACATATTCCATAATATGTTAACTGCTAGAGATAGTGTAATCAACACTATGAATCAATTATCCTTAGTCAATATCTCTGACGAAGATGCCAGGAAAGTATTAGTGTCTGCATATCCAGATGCTCCCATGCCTCGTAGACTCAGATTAGCTAGTGACATTACTCCTGATGATGTGGGGAAAGAAGTCTGGATGCAACTGCTGAATGACAAAGCCTACTTTGCTACAGAATATGACAAAGCTAGGAACCGTGTAGAGGTTCGTAGAGAGGCAGCGTGGGAACGTTACGGAGTATTTAATGATAGCTTCCCTAGAGTAGCGGGAACTCCTTGGGCTATCTGGCAAGCTATTGTGGAGACTGAAGATTATCGTAAAGGGAAGAAGGATGGTTCTTCCGATAGGGCCGTTCTTTACGGTAATAGAGCAGAAGCTAAAGCTCGTAGTTTTACTACAGCACTAAATTTAGCTACTGCCTAAACTCTCTGAAGGTGGGTGGTTGTCTACTTCTTCCACCCACCTTTTTATAAAGTAGAGGTAATACTAATGGGGAAGAAATGTAAACTTAAATTTAAATTTAAAACTTTTGTAGAAGCAACAGACTTTGCTAACACTTATATGGACGGTATTGTTCTTACGTTCCATCCTATGGAAGCTTTCTATTGTACTAAACATAAGTGTTATCATATAGGCCATAATAAATATGCCAAGGCGGGTTGACAAGAATTTAGAAAATGATGTAAGATGGCAACATCTGGAATTCAGGAGTAGCGATGTTTCACAATACACCAAATGGACTACAATTAGAAACCTCTAATGGCTGGACAATATCTGTATCCTTAGCTGGAGCAGAGTCTAAAGCATATTGCGAAATTGCGGTATGGCCCGTAAGCCATGGTGCCCAAGAGACTTGGGTAAGGTGGGGAGCCAATGGTGCAGAGCCGCCAGACTACCCTATATACAGTAGAGTCTTAAGTGGCTTAACAGTTTCAGAGCTTCTACGAGTAATCAATAGGTTATCGACTATGCCTGTAGATGAAGTAGAACCTGATAAATGGTTATCCAAAGGGTTAACTATGGAAGCTAAATGGCGGTAATTACAGAACAAGTATATGGTGTTCTAGATATGTGTAGAAGGAGACTACATGATGAGGTAGTGAATCACTATTATGTGAATGGCAAAGGAAGTCCTGGTAGTCCTGCTAGGCTACTGAGAACATATGGGTTCTTAAGTAAGAGCAAGAAGAAGTTGCTAAAAGAAGTTACCGTATTCTTAAATATGGTAGAGGTAGTTTAACTATGGCATACAGGCACCGTAAGGATATACGGGACAGAGCTAATCTAGAGAGGAGTACCAACATGGTTACCACGACCACGGCACCAAAGGCGAAGCGGGTCTACCACTACAATTTAAAGTCTAGCACCCAGGCAGATTTCGACAACTTAATACAGACCAATCAAAGCAAGAAACACCGGGTACAGTTAGACCCTCTTACGAGAAGTCTAGGACAACTAACCCCCTCTAATGTCTTGACCATCAACGGGTACTATGATGTTAAAGGGAAAGGTGTTCAGAATCTACGAGTTAGAGTCTACAAGTATGCTAAAATCTTAGGCATAAATGTAGAGACTGCCTTCTCTAAAGATAAGAGGGCACTACTTGTTAGGCTTAAGAGGGACTGGCCTGTTGGGGTTGACATAAGTATCGGAAGGTGAGACACTAAATAAACCAAGGGTGCCACGGGCCGTTGCAACGGTTGGATAACAGTGGTTAAACGTTGGGTTTAGAGAAATGACTACACTGGGCTGTACGGACAACATACCTAGGTGAGTACCGTACCCGTTAGATGTAGCAGAATGGCCCTTGGTTATTATAACGTAAGGAGAAAAGAAATGGTTACAGCTATAGAGAATCCTACAACCGAATCACCATATGAGATTATTCAGAAGTCTAAAGGTAAGTTCATTACAGTAGACTTTATTAAGAGAACTACTGGTGAAGTAAGGAAAATGAACTGCCGTACTGGTGTAACGAAGGGAGTTACTGGTACGGGTAAATCTTTTAATGATTCTGATAAGGGATTAGTTACTGTATGGGATGCTCAGATAAGTCAGTTTCGTTCCATACCTTTAGCGAATATTATAAAGATAACTAGTCAAGGTGTAGAATGGGTGTATGGAATCCAGGGATAGTACATCTAATACTTGTCCTAATTGTGATATGTATAGGGCTAGGATTCGTGAGTTGGAAAAGATAAACGATAGCCACCGTAGACTTAACGGAGAGCTAAGGATAGTGATAGCAGAATGGACAAGTACGAATACGCAGAAAGATATGGAGAACAAGTAGTCTACTGTACTAGACATAAGATATCTGGTATAGATGGATGTGTAGCTTGTGATGAAGAAGAACCAGAGGAGAAAGAAATGGTACAAGAATGTGTAACGTGTGGATACACCAGTTCAGAGGATGAGTTCATTACGGTAGAGATAAAGGAAACTGGTGGTTCTAATCCTATCTGCCCTGGATGCTACGATGGTTATATGAAACAGGTAGAAGCGGTTAAAGAACAAAATTATTTGAAAGCAACTGCGTTAGCCGATAGACTCAATACCGATTATCTAGACTAAGGAGTTTCTAATGTTAACCCAAGAAGAATACATAAACGAACTAAACCTAGAAATGGATATGTATAAGGAGTTGATGCGAACTGCTTGGGGCGATGTACCTGAGTTAGAACCTAAGGTAGAGGTAGTCTTAAAAGTATCTATAGACTTTGACCTTGGAGACTTCCCACATAAAGGCCAATCCTTTATAGTAGAACCCGGTAGAGAAAAGAAGATGTCTCCTGTAAAGATTGCTAAGAGAATGATACAGGAAGTTAACAGCCATAGAAATCGTTGTGATAGATGTGGTGTACCTACTCCAAATATATGGAGCAGGCAACATGGTATTAGTAGTCGTGTAGAAGCTGGTGTATCTAAGAACTGGCGTACTGGTGAACCCTACACTCAGGAAGAACTAAATATGTATGACCTACCAGCAGATGTGTTAGAACGTTACATACATCCTGTACTTTCTCGTAACTTAACTAAACGATTAGCAGCTAAAGAAGAAGCTGAGAAGAACAGTACAGAAACAGTAGACTACCATCAAGCTATGAATGAATGGTTTGGTGGGGTTGACAAGAGTTTGCCATTCTGAGAGAATGGTGGCATCCAACATTTTGAGAGAGGTTATGAAAGCAAGAAATAAGGTGTATGGAAGTTATCGTAATATAGTTAAGTGTTATGAGTCAGCTTCCTTATCATCTATCAGGGATGGGGCTACTTGGTATAGAGAAGCACAAGATATAGCTACTGTTATTGGAAGGCTTGGTGGTTACAAAGACCACCAAGCCTTATTTGTAGGAGCGGGAGTCTTAGCCGCTTTATCACCACAAGCAGAATGGGGCGATACTATACAGTGGGCTATACAGTTAGTAGTTAAAGGGGCACGGAAACATACTTGGAGTAATCATAACAAGGCTCTAAGAATACTAGAAGGTGATAAACCTAATGACGTTTTGGGGGGCTATAAAGTTAGAGCGTTCTATAAAGCTATAGTAGCACCCGAAGGAAGTGGAGAACCTGTAATAGATAGACACGCTCTAGCTATTTATATGGGTAGAAATGTTACAGAGAAGGAACTGCACTATCTACAGAGTCCTTTAGTTATGGCACGATTACAAGGAGCCTACATAAGAGCTAGTAATGATGTAGGTATACACCACCACGAACTACAAGCTATTACTTGGTTAGAGTGGAGAGCGAATAAAGGTATTACGAGACAAAGGAAGTGGAACTAATGGTAGAGAACGATACATTAATAAACCCATTTGGTGAGAAAGACTACCCAGAATATGATAGACAACTGGAGTTTGAAACTAGTTGGGTGTCTGAATGTTGTACAGCTTATCCAATAGGGGAACTAGATATGTCTAGTATTCCGTTTGGTGGGCCGTCTGGATTCTGTGGTCGTTGCCACGATAACTGTATTTTTATAGTAGAGGATGTGGAGTAATGGAACCGGAAACAGAAGAAGCCATAGAACGTGGTAGGGAACTATATGCAGAGATTTTTGACTCTCCCTTTTCTGAGGATGTACTCTCTATATTGGGTGGTAATTCCCCTTTAGACAATATAATATTTGCCCTCTTTTACGACTCTGTTATGGAAGGGTTTGTAGTAGATATAACTGAGGTGTTATCGGAACATACAGCGCAGTATGTTGATGACTATGGTGATGGCTCCCCTCTCTATGGTGTAACTGCTATGAAGTTAAGGACTCTAATGTGTGCTGCTTTAACTATTGGTATGTGGCACCAAAAGAAAACTAACGATTTAGATAACCTATGGTCTAGAGGGGTTGACAAAAATTCAGAATGAGCGTATTCTGAATCGAGTCAGATGAAAGGAGTGCAACATTGATAGTCATTAGATGTAGGGGCTGTGGAGTATCTATTGGGAACCCTTTAGAAGAACATAAACGAAATGAATACACAGAGAAACTATCCGATAAGCCTTGTATGGAATGTGCAGGGAAGGTAACAACTGCGGAAGCTAAATTACTTGAAGCTATATTTGGAGAGACATCATGGGATTAGACCAGTACGCATTTAGAATAAAGGGTAATGGGGAACGTACAGAGATAGCTTGTTGGCGTAAACATAATAGGCTACAAGGTTGGATGGAAAACCTTTACATAAAGAAAGGTGGTACAGAAGAATTTAACTGTGTAGATGTAGAGCTTGGGTGGGAAGAAATAGTCCAGTTAGCTACGGATATAGGTAACAGACATCTACCAGAAACGGAGGGTTTCTTTTTTGGTAGTGACTCCTATTCGTACATCATGGATAGTAGTAGTGACTTAGGGCATACAGACTATCAAGACTATCAGGCAGATATGGACTTTATAGAGATTGCTAAGGTAGCCTTAGACTCTAATGATAAAGTAGTCTACTCTAGCTGGTGGTGACGGGTTGACAAAAGTTAGCTTGGCGTGATAAATTGGTGTCAGTCCAAATTTTTTCTCAGGAGTTAAGTATGCCAATAGAACAAAGTGCTGGCGGGGTTATGATAACAGGAGAGTCTATTCAGCACTATAAACTACTCACTATGATACAGGGACTGAAGGCTGAGATAAAGGGTATGAGACTTACAGGTAAAGGAAGAACCTGTTACTCCATGCTTAAACAGCAGTTTGGTTTGAAGGGTAACAAAGTAAAGGTCTTGGCCCAGGCAGAAGAAATCATGGCTATGATAAAAGAGGAGTACAAGTAATGTTTGTCAACCCACTAGCTATCACAGTAGGTGAGTTACTAGAGAAAACTAAGGGGAGTAATATGGCACTTATCACTACATACGAACAGGCTATCGGCAAGGCATTAGAGTGGAGCAAGTCTGACCCTTACACTATGAAGAAGGGGATAGCCCGAACCTACATAGAAGCCTTACCAATGGCAGAACTGGAAGGTAAGCTAATGTACAACGACCCTGTTAAGGGTAGGACAATGCAGATACCGTACATACTAGGGAACCTTACAGGATGGCGTGGACAAGAAGCTAGAGCATCAAAGGCTGTCCTAAAGCAAGAGTATGACCAAAACAAATAACATATACATAATCTTTCCCTACGAACATGAAGGGAAGAAGTATGTAGAGGCTTACCCCTTACACCATGAGATACGGGAGTTGCTAACAGTAGCTCCCGTTTATAGATTACTCACTACTAAGAGAAGTAGAAATCAAGCAAGGAAGTACGCTTATAAAGTATGGATAAATCCTTCAGGTAAGGGTTATAACAAGTATCCAATAGCACCTAGTCAAGTCGTACCATTCAAGGAACATTGGGAGTAAGAGTTATGCAAGACTTTGTACAAGTCAATAAAGAGGCAATAGAGTTTAGAGATTCTCCTAGAGGAAGATACATTATGGCCCAGGCTTTATACTTAGGGATTAAAGCCTTGTACTTATATCCAGAACCTATGAGGGAAGTATCCAATGCTTGTGATATGAAGTATCTGCTAGATACCCTACATCATGGCATGGCAGATTTGTTCGACCAAGTACAACCAGCCTTAACACCACCACACGGAGTAAAGCATAATGGATAAGACAGAACTGGTTATGAACACTATCAAGTGGGTAAACGATACCTTTGTTCCTAGGGGATTAAAACCCATAGAGGATTTACCTAGGGCACAACCAGGACAAGGGGAAGCCTGTGTTATTGCTAGGATACTCCGTACCCATCCTAGGTGGCCCAATGCTTCAGTATCTTCATCCTTTGTACATCTAAATATAGATGGTATTGAGTATGAGTCAGCAGAACAGGATATAGATATGCCAGAAGATGTACGGCAATTTATTCAGGAGTTTGATAGGGGCCACTACCCAGACCTTATAGAGTGAAAGTCCTACTAGCCCAATAGAGGGTTGACAAGAATTTGGGCTGAGGCTATAATGGTCACAGTCCAAATTTCAATTCCAAGCAGGAGTAAATCATGGCTAAGAAAGAGTATACCATAGAAGCCACGGGCCGATACTTTATAGCAGTTAGGGAGTACCCTATTGATGTAGCTAAAGACCAAGCTATAAAGGCAATAGCCGATATGCTCAGATACGATAGGGGAAGGGTACTGGCCTTAGAGGTAGTAAAAGAAAACCATAGTTTTACTGCAATCATTAGGAGCCTGTACTACACTAGAGGTCGGTGGGAGTCTTTCGGTATACGGACAAAGGAAGTCAACTACGACTCATATCTTAACGAGGAAGTAAAGGAAGTGAAGATAACATGGGCATAGCAAGTCACCTAAAAGACAACGCTATACGGAGCGCAGTTTACGTAGTAGCAGATAGCTTAAACTCTAGCTTACACTATGTAGAGTATGAGCGGTTTAACAACTGTTACCATGAAGCTAAAGAAGCACAGATTGAGTGGCTGGAAGCCTTACTCAAGAAACTTACCAGTATCGAACAAGGACACTACCCTATTATCGGTTTCCTAGGCCATGTGGGGCGGCTACTAAAAGAGTATACCGAAACCTACCTACCTAGTGACCCGACTTTCATATACTTAAAGTATATGGACTGCTTTGTAGCTGACGGTATCCTAGCAGAAGAAAGTGGGTGGACAGAAGAAGAATATGAGGAGTATAGGGTAGCTAGTAGGGAAGTAGACTTGGACGGTTGGACGGTAGAGGAGTACGCATAGTGGAATGTAAAGACGGAACGTTAGCCCATCATTGGGAGATAGAACCTAGTAGTGGTGCTACCTCTAGAGGCACTTGTAAGAAGTGTAAACAGATTAGGAAGTTTCAAAACTCTGTAGGTGCCCTAACATCGTGGAAAGAGAGTGGAGAGACGTACAAGCAGAAGCACCAGCTAACAAATTTGGGGCGTAAGGAAGGGAAGTAATGGTCACTCTAAGTAACCAATTAAATACCCTCAATGTAGAGGAAGTACAAGACATAGCTACTAGGTTAACGTGTACTCTAAATAGGGATATGCTAGTACACATCCTACTAGACATGGTAGACCCTAGGGTGATGGTAGAGAACATCTTAAAGACTAAAGAGGATAACGATACCCTAGCTAAGACCATGAAAGAAAAGAAGTTCCCACCCTTACTAGTGTGTATTGAGTGTGTAGACATTTACCATAAGCTGGAACTAGAGTTAAAGCTATACGGAGTGTACCATACTGAGTAGGTAGGGTAGACTATACATACAGCATATAGTAGATAGTTACATTAGGCTAGTGTCAAAAAGAGGGTTGACAGAAATAATCTAGGGATGTTACATTGTCTCCAAGCCAAACCAGGGGAGAGGAACAATGAGTCATCGTTATATAGTGTCTAGTACACCTTATCTTAAACTGACAGGGAGGCCAATATACAAAGTACCACCTAGAGGGAATCTACCCAATCCGTACCATTGGAAACCAGGCCCATTAGAGAACCTAATACAGATAGGAGAAGCACAAAACGATATGGTAAACATTATTATAGCCCCGCCCCAAGACGATGTGGTGGATGTGGTGGTAGCTACAGAAGATGTAGAGTCTACACAGGAACGGGAAGTAACCATAACTATAACGCCTATACAAGATGTAGACTCCATCAAACCTGTAAAGACTCGTAAGGTTAGGGTAGGTAATAGAGTAAAGATTGTACCTATCACTACACTGTAGAGGGCGGGTTTACAAGAATCCCGCCAGACCCCATAATAGTGGCACGGTCAACGAACCGAATCGGCACAGAGGTAAAGACTATGGCAAACCCTAAGAGCGCAGGACAACTACCCGAAAGCATGGTACCAGGCTTCTACACATTGGACGGTAAAGACGTAGCAATCATTATCGTACCTGTAGACCATGCTACCAGTAAGGTTGCAACGGATAAGGGCAATGTTACTGTAGGGCACTACAGAGAGGACTTGAGCGGTAGTGACGGTAAGGTGTACACGTTCAGCGGTATGTGCTACCGACACGATAGGAAAGGCTAGGGTTGACAGGCTAGGGTAGGTATGGTACAATAGACATACCTACCCTACCCTAGGGGATAGACGGTACAGTGAAAAATTTTAAATGGGATATATCCCCCTCCCCCTTATGTCCCCCTTACGGGAACGTATACCGGGAACGTATCCTATATATGTACTTACCCTACATAGTATACTACCCGATATAGTATGCATACTCTCTATACGTATACTATATATAGTAGCTACACAGGGGGTTTACAAAAATTCCCTTGGGATGCTAAACTGTCCTCAGTCAATTCAGCAAGGAGAGGATATGTACATTAACTACAATACCCAGGAAGTGGTCAGGACAATCACGGTAGATGTGGTGGATTCATTCAACCTAGACATTCAAATACCAGTCTGGGAAGTACGGCTTATCGTGGAGCGTAACTTTGTTGACGCTGGGGAATACGGTCTGGCGGGGTTCCAGAAGATATCCGCTATCAAGGAAGTACGGACTAGCCACTTGGGTATCCCCTACCTGAGTATCGGGTTACGGGAAGCAAAGGAAATGGTAGAGGCGGTATACAACGAGGGAGTAGAAGCCGGGAACTACCATGCTACTGTCCCTAAGACCCTTAAGCCATATGAGGCTGAGGGTGATAGCGATAACCATAACTACAATGCTACAGCAGATACCCTACCCTTTTAGGGTAGAGGCCGGGGGGGTTTACAAGAATCCCCCTTGGCCCCATACTGGAGTCAGTCCAAAGAAGCACAGCAGGAGTACAGCATGGCTAAACAAGCCACGGCCCCTAAGAGCAACGGTCAGCTACCCGATGGTATGGAGAGTGGGTTCTTCACCCTAGATGGTAAGGATGTGGCGGTAGTCATTATCCCCGTTGACCACGCTACCACCAAGGAGCCTACCGATAAGGGTAACGTTACCGTGGGTCATTACCGGGAGGACATGGTAGGGTCTGACGGTAAGGTTTACACCCTAAGCGGTATGACTTACCGGCACGACAGGAAGAAGTAGCCGGTACCGGGGAGTAGAACGCAAGTTCTACTTCCTGGCAAATAGGGATATATCCCCCTCCCCCCTACGTTCCCCCTACAGTGTATCTCTAGGAATGCCGGGTTTACAAGATTCCCAGGAACTGCGATAATGGGGGTGGTCAGAAAGAAAGTCTACATGAAGGGGAACTAGGAATGTTAGGAATATCTTTAGATAAGCATATCGTGGGAACTACCATACGGTTTAGACCAGGCTGGAACAAGTTCATAACCAACGGGAAGGGGCTGGGAATGTCGGTAACCCTACAGTCACCCATAGAGTTTCACATAACCCTACCCTATGGTAAGCGTAGATATAAAGGGTAGCTATAGGCTGGGTTGACAAGAGTTAGGCTATAGGTTAGACTGGTCACATCCTAATCAGCCAGCGGAGTGATTCAAATGATTTGTGAGAATTGTGGTGACCCAGCGACCAATTTCCTGCCCCATCTATCTGAGGCTGTCCGGTTAATGACAGAGAGCGATGGTGACTTTCTCTGTAACGACTGCTATATTTGGATAGAGTCAATGGGTGCGCCTACCCCTAATAATGGCTTTAAGCCTGAGCCTAAGCCTGAACCTTAGGCTCAAGGGTTGACAAGACTTCCAGCAGACCCCATACTAGTAACACGGTCAGCGAACCGAATCGGACAACAGGTGAAACACTATGGCAACTGCCCCAAAGGCTCCAAAGGCTTCCGGTAGTCTTCCCAAGGGTATGGAGAGCGGGTTCTTCCAGACGGCAGACGGTGACGATGTAGCAGTCGTTATCATCCCCGTAGACCACAACACTGACAAGGTGCCCACTGACAAGGGTAACGTCACTGTCGGGCACTACAGGGAAGACATAGCCGCCAGCGATTCCAAGGTCTACACTTTCTCCGGTATGTGCTACAGGCACGACAGGAAGAAATAGACCAGCTAGGGTAGGGGTTGACAAAACCCCTACCCTATTTTTTTTCCCCATATAGGATATATCCCCCTCCCCCCTGCGACCCCCTTATAGGCACCTCCTGGGAATTCCACTGGGAACATGCCTGGGAACATTTCTGGGAACTATGGTACCCCCTACCTACCCACGACCCCTACACTCGCTCTGAGAGACTCGTACCAGGGCGGTGCCTATGACCGCTACCCCTATAAGGTATAAGGGTTTACAAGA